GCTCAACCTATTGCCGAACAATTCGGTTTCCACTTCCACATGCCCAACTACAGAGCCAGTTACAGTAACGCTCTTGAAGCTTCGCGTCAAGCTGCTCTTGTTGCTCATAAAGAACAGTTCGGTTTCCACATGCCCTCGTTCGTCTCCAAAGCTGCGCACTTTGTTGAAGATCACGCCGCCGCCGAAGCTAAAGCTGTTGCTGCCGCCGCCGCTAGAGCTAAGCATGACATTGAAGTTAAGGCTGAACAAGTTGCCGCCGCTGCTAAGGCTAAAGCTCTCGAAGCCGCTCACAAAGCTGCCGAAGAAGCTAGAACCAAACTTTTCAATCTCGAAGACGAACTCAGGGAGAAAGCTATCGCCAAGGGTGGAATGTTCGCAGTGGCTGCCAAATTAGCTCCTGATGGAAAGCAAATGCTTGTTGACAATGGCAGACCTTATGTAAGAGGGGCTTGCTACAAGATGGGACAAGAATTCGCTAAGGGACAAGCTGGTCTTGCTCAAGTTGAATCTATATGCAACAACAAATGGCAAGAAGCTGTTCCTTCCAGTAACGGAATTCTTCGCGGACTTGGTGGCACTGTGTGCGGTGTATTACCCAGTGCTGTCAACTCTGCTATGAAAGGAGCCGCTGTTGATCCCGCTTGGTTCGGAACCTCCGCCAGCAGTCCTTCTGAATGCTCTAAAGATTTGCTTACAATGGCTGTTGGAAGCGACCACTCGAATCTTGTCGGTGACGGTTTCTCCTACAGATTTTAAATTCATCTGTATTATATTTTTTAAATCAAATTATTTAAAAAATATTATAAACGATGTCTAATATAAGTTTCTATATCTTTTATCTTTACTGTATACGGAACTTCTATTAACTTAATATTATGTTCTTTACATATTCGTCGTTTCATATCATCTCTATATTTCTGATTTAGAAAATGCTCCTTGTTTTTGTGAAAAAAAGGTGTATACTCATAATGCTGCTTTCCTTGATATTCAACTGCTATTTTCAACTCTTTATCATAACAATCTAATTCCAAATTAAATGAACCCCCTGTTACAGGATTATTTAAAAAAGATGGTCTTGCTTTATGAAAAGGTTTGTTGAATATTTTTTTTAATACTCTTCTACATTCCACTTCACCTTTGCTATCTTTACTTTCATCTGCATGGGAAGTTAAAACATTATCGATATTTTTGTGTTTCTTATTACTGGAATACGTTATTAAATCGTAGTATTTTTTATTGGTCCATGTACCCGAATTGCACATAAATGTATTATATACAAAAAATAATAACAATATTACAATTGACCCAAAGAATAATATCAAAAAAGGATCACATGATTTCAATAATTTTATGATATTTTTTAACATTTTATTATAATAAATATTTTAAAAAATAGAAGTGTAATTCCATCCAAGGCTTTCGAACAAAACTTTTATAATATTTTCATGATATAATTTTCTATCTAAAGTTTTTAATGTAGCAAATTCATTTTCTTCGCATATATGATCATGTCTTTTTAACAACTGAAATAATATATACTGAGTGTTTAAAAAATTTTTTCGTTTATTATTAGGAAATAAAGTTGTGTACTTCTGAGTCAGTTTATCAAAATCACTTACTAGTTTTTCCTTCAAATGTGATATGTCAATTGGTTTTTTACCAGTTATTGTATTATATATTAAATTTATATTCTCGTAATGTTTAGAATAACCTCCATCTTTTAAAAACATAAATATAACATTTTTTGCTATATTTTTATAAGGATATTTACCTTCAACAACAGGTATTTTATGAAATTTAATTTGTCTATAAATATGATCATATATTTCCGAAGGTATATTTACATTTTGCTCACCCGTATATTGGTTTATACATTCTCTAAAATGATTATTCTTATCATAGGAATATTTTGTAGATATATTTACTCTATCACTGTCTGAAAAAGAAGAACTATGAAATGTAGAAATCTCCATGGAACAATTATCGCAAAACAAATTATTTGTATTAGATGTATTAATATACAAATCATACCCACAATTCTCACATGTCAAACTATTATTTTTATTATTTTTATTATTCATTTCTATATCTATATATTTATTTGCTATATTTAAAAACATTGATTCTAATTCGGTTCGTTTTTTTTCAATTTCTACTGAATTACTTGTAGAGGTCATAAAATCTATTCTCTTAGGGGTATTTAATATTTTTTTGTAATTGTTTATTATATTAACGCTCTCCAACAAGTATATGTTATACCTTTTATTTTTTTTTATATCATTTATTTGATTGTCAAATATTTTTATTTGTTCTATAAATATTTCTTTTAATTCACTACATAAATCATTTGACAGATTTTCTTGTAAAATTTTTTTATTATCGATCATTTGTTGTACATTAGCTTCTATATTTCTAAACATCGATTTGATTTTAGAATCTATCTGTATTATATCAATTGACATTTATAATACATTATTGCTAATTTATAAACTAAAAAATTTTAATTTATAAAAATATATTTACTTATAATAAAAATGTCTCTTGCTGCTTCATTCATTGATCTCGCCACATATGACGAACTTGAAAAATACTTTTACAGTGCCGATTCCGACGCTGTTACTTACTTCGTAAGACAAACTAGAAAATCTTCTTGGTTCACTCAAATCCCTACTAAATTCAGTACCATTGGTCAAGGCGACTTCGGATTAAACGGTTGGACTGTAACTATCGCTCGCGGAGGTGATTACCTTCTTAATGCTTGGCTTAGAGTAACAACTCCTGCAGTAACTGCGAGTGGTACTACACAGTACTCTTGGGTAAAGAACCTAATGCACAATCTTGTTGATTATGTTGAAATTAAGTTCAATGACTTAACAGTCCAGAGAATTGATCATTATGTGTTTGATTTCTTATCCGAAATTATGATTCCTTCTGATCAAAAAAGATCTTACAGAGAGATGACTGGATACGGTAATACTGTCCTTGACCGTAATGGAAAGTCTCAATTTATTGCTGGTCTTAACGCGGGTGTCGCACATGAGTTGAATTTACCTCTTCCTTTCTTTTTCTCTCGTGATACAGGTGTTGCTCTTCCGTGTGCTGCGTTGCCTTACAACGAGATGAAATTGGTCTTTAACTTTAGGCCTATTACTGATTTGCTTGTAAAGAACACAATACTTAATCCCACTCGCATCACCTCGACAGCAGAAGTCGCTCCCTCAGCCGGTTTTATTGGTTCCGCGTCGGGGACTGCCGGCGTTTCGGGAGGGCTTCAAAGTCAGGTAATGGCAACTACCTCTGACACTAATGTTGCAAATGCCAAGCTGTCCAATGTTGAAGTTTGGGGTACATATGCTATGGTTTCCAATGTCGAAAGAGCTATGATGGCGAAGACCGCTCGTAACATTATCATTGAACAATACTTCACCACTTCTCCTACCAGTATAGTCAATGACGGTAGTTTCAGTACCGATATTAGGTTCGCTCACGCGATCAAGGCTTTATTCGTTGCCGCTAGAAGTACTGATGCTTCATTCCAACTGTCGTCAGCCTCTGGGTTTAACGCCACCGCCTCCAGTCCTCACGAATTGCCTACTCTAATTTTGGCATCTGGTAATTTAGATAAGGCTAATCAACCTGGCTGGGACGTATCTGATAGAGGAATTAACGGTCATATCGTACACAACTCCATTGCAAATGGAGGTGGGTACGGAGGCGCGAGATGGTCTAACTACTCCAAAATCGATGTTGCGACGGAATGGAGCACTGGTCATGTATCTAGAACTAACCCTATTAAGGATCTTACTCTTACATATGAGAATACCAAGCGTCTCGATGCTATGCGTCCTGAGTACTTTCAAAATATCGTCCCTTATTACACAGCTGTGTCTGCGCCTGAAGAGGATGGTATTAACTTATATTCGTATGCTCTTGATATGTCAGCTGTTGATCCTATGGGATCCACTAACTTCGGTAAATTAACAACTGTGTCTATTACAGCTAATATGGTAGCAAATTACAAAAAGGGAACTACAACTAATAGTGATGTTCAGATGTTGATAGCTTGTGTGAACCACAATGTTGTAAGGATTAGCGGAGGCGCCCTTGGTTTCCCTATTCTCTAAAAAAACTATATTTTTATATAAAAACGATTTTTTATATAAAATACTAATCTAATATTAATAGATAGAAATCGAGTATGAAAAGATTAGAGCTGATAACAAAAGAACAAATAGATTATATTTTGGATTTTATTGAACCGCAAAAAGGCATTCCTAAAAAATGTGCTGAATCTATAACAGAATACAGAAAACATAATTTAAGATGTCAATTTGAAAATGTTTATATATATCCTGGTACTATTAATGAGATAAAAGATGAAATTAGATCTCACTATTTTAATAGTTTAATTAATCCGGGAGAATGTGTTGGTATAATAGCTGCGCAAAGTATAGGTGAAAAAAATACACAAATAGCGTTGAATACTTTTCATAAAGCAGGACAGAGTGAGAAAACAATGACTGAAGGTGTTCCTAGATTAGAGGAGCTATTAAACGCTACTAAAAAGTTAAAACAAACAAATCATAAAATATATATGAAAAACAGTTTTGATAAAATTTCCGATATAAGAAATATAGTATCTCATACATTATGTGGTTTACAACTAAAAGATTTTATATTAAGCTCTTATATATCTTCGATTAATATACAGGAAAAATCATGGTTCGAACCATATAAAAAGTTATACAATATCGATTTTGAACCGAACGATAAGTTTCTATGTTTGAAATTAAATAAACAAAAGTTATATAATTATAAAATAATGTTAGTAGATATTATAGATAAAATAAAAGAAGAATTCATAGACATTTGTTGTATAAGTGTTCCAAATGAAGAAAACAAGTTATTTATCTACTTGAATGATAACGAGATAATTAAAGTACTTGATGACTATGATATTCATTGTATAGATAAAGATAATAGTACATATATTTGCATAGAAGAATGTTTAAAACCTGTTATATATAATATATATATATGTGGTATACCAGGTATAACAGAACAGTTTTTTGTTAAAGATAGGGATGATTGGATAATCGAAACCAATGCTGATTTTAATGAAGGCACATTTAAAAATGTGATGAAATTACAGTATGTAGATACAAAAAGAACTATAACAAATAATATATGGGAAATATTAACTACCCTTGGCATAGAAGCTACACGTAACTTCTTAATAGATGAATTGGGTTCAATAATGGGGATATAAACTCTTGTCATATAATGCTTCTTGCTGATAGAATGACGTATACAGGTACTATATGCTCTATCTCAAGATACACTCTTAAAAATGACCAAGGTGGTCCTATTGGAAAAGCGTCATTTGAAGAATCTTTAGAAAATTTTTTAAATGCTGGTGCTTTTGGAGAGGAAGAACCAACAAATGGTATCTCAGCATCTATTGTTTGTGGAAAAAGATCTAATACAGGAACAGGTATGGTATCTCTTAAGCTAGACAATAGAATATATAACTAATTTTTAAAATATTAATAATATTTTAAAAACGAAAGACTAATTTATATAGATATTTCTTCTATTCTAAAGATATCAAAATCTACTAATTCTTTGTTTTTATATACTAGATTATATAAATCATCATATGAGTTATAATCATTTGTAGGTCGTTTATATTGTAATAAATTATTATCACGTTCTTCGTAAAAAGCAGATTTTATTAATTGTGCGACGGCTGTATCATAATTATCAAAAATACCTAATATTTCACTATATTTTGGTTCATCTACATTTATATATAAGATAGCAAATAGTTTATTCATATTTATTTAAAGTGTATTAACCTTTAAATAAGTTATGTTTTTAATTAAACATGTTTTTAATTGTATGTAACTTATTTTTTGTTTCATTAAGTTCATACATTAATTGGTCTCGTTCCTTTCTAAGAGAATCTATTTGGTTTTGTTGAAGAATAACTATGTGATTGATATTTTTGATTACTTCGTTTTTAATTTCTTCAACAGATGATGAAGTATTTAGTTTTTGCTTATCTGAACTGTCTTCTTTCTTTGTATTCTGATTCTCTTCGTCATTCTCTTCGTCATTCTCTTCGTCATTCTCTTCGTCATTCTCTTCGTCATTCTCTTCGTCATTCTCTTCGTCATTCTCTTCGTCATTCTCATTTTCTTTCTCTTCGTCATTATCTTCCTCATTATTATTTTCATTATCTGCCTCACTATTATTTTCATTCTCTTTTACACTGACTTCACAATCTTGGTGTTTCAACAAGGTTTCATCTAATTTAAAACCCCATTCTTCACATAACGAAACACAATTATCATCAACAGATATAATTGAATTGTCTATTTCGTTTAACATACCGATCACTACTTTGTTCTCTTTCGACTTAAAAACCAATTTAGTATCTGGATGCCAAATCTTTCCTATTGTTTTATTTTTTTTAAGAAAAATTTTTCTCTTTGAATCAGCTTTCATCTTTATATATTTCATCTTTATTTTTAAATACTGAATTTATAGTTTACGTTTTTTTTAATATTGTTTATATATAAAATGACATCAGAAGATAATAGAGTAAGAACCATACTTCCTTATCATATACCCACTGGTAATTATGGACCGCCAATTTTAAGTTCATCGTATAAAGGGAATACTATATATAGACCTTCTACTAATTTATCTTATATAGATGTATTAGGTCCCAACGAACAATTGGTAGAATTTAGAGATAACACATCATTATATCCACCATCACATACCAGTATACCTGTTCATACAAGAAATACATTAATGAACTCATATTTCTATTATTTAAATAGACCATACGGACAGTCTTAAAATTATATTTTTATAATAAAAATATAATTTTGATTTATCTACTTCTTCTTTCTAGTGGATACAGTCTTCTTTTTAGGAGGTGAAGGACTCATTTCAAGTTCATCATCTGACATAATACTACCGTCATCCGAACTACTATTATCTTCTTCAAGATTATTAAATGTGTTACTGTTAGTGTTAGTTGTATTTCTATTCGACTCGATTACCATTGATTTGGCTGCGGGTCGAGCTAAAAGCCTACCTGTTGAACCATTCGAAATAGGATCAACTACTGCTTCATATAACTTAACCTGAAGTGAAATCTTATTTCCTATAAAAATAGATTCGATCTTTACAGCACCTTGACAATAACAATACTTCCCGATCATATCAAGTGGATCGATTTGATTATCTTCATTATCATACATTTTCGTTACAAAACTTTCTGTTTTCTTTGAATAAATGAGCTTAGTGTACAAAGTTGGACCAGTACCAGGTACTACTCTAAGAACTGTTTTTCCTCCTTCTGTGTGTTTCTCTTTTTTGTAATACAAAGGATTAAAATTTCTTAGGTCTGATTTCTCCAGCTCAAACTTATCAATCTCTTCCCTATTTTCAATTATATGCTGAGTTGTTCTATCTACTATCTTATTAAACGCATTAACCCATTCTTTTTCTTCATCACTAGGACCATTCTTGTTATGTAAACACAAAGGTAATGTCCATCCATTCACCTTACCTGAATCAGGGCTTTTGTTTTCGCTTACACCAAACGAAAAAACCTTAGACGTTGGTAAAATCAAATCTCCAATACTACCATCAGGATTTTTAATAGATATGTTGATTCTCTTAAAATTAATACTTGGACCGTTACTAGGAATACTACCCGTAATTGGTTCTGAATAAGTTATATTTGATACGTTAAGTAAACTAGGGTGTGTCAACTGTGTTTGCATGCTCATGATACTGGTTTATTTTTTATATAATAAGCTAATAAAAAATCATTTTTATTTATTTATAAAAAGTCCACCTCTTAATCTTAAAACTAAATGAAGTGTTGATTCTTTTTGTATATTGTAATCACTTAGTGTTCGGTTATCTTCTAATTGTTTTCCAGCAAAAATTAATCTTTGTTGATCAGGAGGGATTCCTTCTTTATCCTGTATCTTATCTTTAACACTACTTATTGTATCAGCTGATTCAACATCTAATGTTATTGTTTTTCCAGTTAGTGTTTTAACAAATATTTGCATCTTTATTTTATAAAATATATTTTGTAACTAAATTATAAAAATATATTTAAAAATTTACGCGTTGTAAGGCGTCATAGAAGAACCATAAGCAAAATCTTCACTGTGTTTCGAATGTTCGAGCTGCAACAATTTTTTAGCCCTTTCAGCTATAACGTTCATAAACCCGTGATGCGTAGGTGTAGGTTGATGCTGTGCTATAGACGAACCTCTGTAACCTTGAGTGTTCTCATCAAGTACTTTGTCATGATGCGCAGGGCAATTGTGAGCTATTTTGTTGTGTGTATAATGCAGACCAGCTCTACCAAAATTATCTAAATTATCATGTTGCACACAAGGAAAATTCGTCTGAGAGGTTTGCTGAGCAAGTTGCGCAGGAGGAGAAATACCTCTAGGGTACAATCCGTAATTATTGTTTAAATGTACACCCATGAGTTGGTGCATCGGAAGACTATGAGTTGTATGAATATAAGGAGTCGTCATTTTATTATACATAAATATATTTTTATTAAATTATAATTTAAATTATTTTTTGAATATATTAAAGTACTATGTTAAAAAATAACTTGACGTGTTACTGATGTCATGACAAGAAAATTGAAAAAAAAAACACTTTTGGTAAAGAAAGTTGCCAAATGGCTAATATTCTTACTAGTAATACTATGATGTCCGATGCATCCCCTTCCCCTCGCTCCTCTCCCACAGATAATAAGATCGCTACCCGTATTTATTCTAACTTTAACAGTAACACCAGCGAGACGCATAACAAATACAGTCGTTCTTCTTCACCAAATAACGTTTCTTCAGCCAAAACACGTATGTGTAATAGTATTCTCAGACGTGTTAAGTGTCCTTATGGAGAGAAGTGTCGCTACGCTCATTCGAGATCTGAGATAGTCACATTGCCTTGTAACTACAATGATAATTGTATTTTCGTGTGTTGTAGAGGTCGGGGTGATGTGACAAACGATATGTCAAAAGGAAAGATTTGCCGTTTTGTACACCCAAGTGAAACGATCGACCAGTATCACACGAGAGTAGGAACACCTGCAGACCCTCCTCCATCTGATATGGCAACTTGGCCAAGTCCTGATTCTTCCAAGGATCGTTCTCTTGATAAGCATAATTTTTATGGACCACCTAGGTTGATTAGGACTACCACGCATTACCACAAAAAGCCACCCCTTGACGGTAGCTATGTTGAAACAAGCGCAAGGAGAGTTTCTAACAAACCTGCTTGGATGGAGGATGACTTCAACAGTTTCTCAGAATCAGGTATAGATGCAATGAAGGTGATTGAAGCAGTGGAAGCAGCACTGGACAAAGGATGTACAACTATTGTAATTAAAGGTATCGATTATAGTTCGATTGATAAAAACGACGATTTGTCGATGACAGAAGATCTATCAGAACAAATCAATAAGATGGATGTCGAATAAAAAATAAAAAAATGTGTGTTTGTTAGATAAATACGTGTTTGTTAGATAAATGATTTTTCCTTTGGAATTTTCCAAAGGAAAAATAATAACAGTAAAAATCTGTTTACAGACACACCTCTGAAACCAAAATTTTCAGAGAAAGGTAATACAAAGGCACCAAGTCCATTTTACATAACGTTTCAATTAATCAGTGATCTTCCTTCTAGTAAAGTATTTTAGCCATCATTTTATTGTATTTTTCTGTAATAATGTATATGTAACGTGATCCTTTATCCACGGTTTTAACAAATTATTGTCTACTACAGTAAAATAATTGTTGTTTATAAAATATTTTAGTGTATTTCTGAAAGTTTTTTGATATTCAATTAAATAAGGTTCACCTAACAACATACTAGGGGATGGGTTGTAATTCTCGTCTATATCTATTTTAATATGTAACCATTCTCTTTTAGCAATTCATGTGAACGAGTTAGAAGGTCATAGTGACCATTTGTAGGTGATTCGTGACATAAAAACATAATACTTATAAAATCAATAGTACCATGTAAAACAACAGGTATTTGTTCAACTATATTTTTTTCAATAAAAATTATATTATTATTAACTATATTTTTTCTAGCAACTTTTAACATATTAGGTGAACTATCGATAGCATAAATAATAGTAGTATTATTATCTTTCAAACAATTATACAAAGATTCTGTTGATATCCCTACACCACATCCTATGTCAAGAGCTATATTTATATTGTTCATTTTATTTAATTTAAATAATTCTTTCATTATTTCATATCTTACATTTTTATTGTTATAAGCCTTTCTGTCTATGAATTTAGTAGCAAATGTTGCTAAGTTAGCATGTATTTCACCTCCGATTCCTATATTTCCAAAATTATGTATATCAGGGTTAAACCACCATTTATCTGTTTTATTATCTTTTCTTATTTTTGTTTTTGTTTTTACAATATATTTAAAGTTTTCGAAAGATAAACTTGAATAACATATTAGTAGTACATAATATAACCATAACAGATGCATTTATTTTTGTCGTATACATTAGAATAAATCAATTATTATTTATTTTTATTTTTTTATAATCTCTAATAACAATTTTAATTATATCGGTATCTCCTAATTTTCGTTTTTTCGTAGGTTGTATAGGTTGTATAGGTTGTGTAGATTGTTTAGCTTTGCTATCCATTGTCTATATATTATATGAATTAATTTGGTTTATTTCATTTTTAAAAAAAATAATAATTTATGTATGTATAAATAAAAATGAGTTGTTCCAATCAAGATGATTTTATTGAGACATACAGAAATCCTTATGAACGTAGTCAAATGGATTATTCGAATGGTACTTTCTGGGATAAGAAAGGACAGGACAATTGGCAAAATATATTAGATGAAGCAGTACAAGGTTACGAAGGTTTAAACGAAGTTGACTTAGATGAATTAATAACAATAGATGATGGACCTACAGATGAGGATATTGCTTTTCAGAAAAAATATAAAGAATACGAACGCCTTGTAGAAGAATCTAGAGAAGATTTCATCCATGGTAAACAATTTGATTATGATTTTAATTGGTTTAATGAGAGTGAGAAAACCCCTCAGAAAAATTGGACCAAATTGTATAACAGACAAGCAAAGTACATCCAAGACGAAGTATCGAAAGCGCGACTTTCAGGCGCTTATACCGGAGAGTTCTTACCTGATGATAGAGGCTTAAACGAAGCAGATCCTTTGCAGTCAATCGGTATTACAAATAGTAAAGGACAAGGTTTAGCTGGTAACATATACCCTGGTAGAGGTATCAGTTTAGCTGATCTTTCTACATTTTCTGAAGTAAATATGGTACCAACCTCGGCTCAAACCAACACCGGTGTAAAAAAACAAACAAAAACAAAAGGTAAAGAATCTTTTGGATACTATGGATATTAATAAATATAATTAATTATCAATTAATTATATTTTACTTACATTTAATATAGCTTTTTTTAAGTCAGTCATATTTACAGGTTTTGGTATAAAATAGTCAATACCTAGTTGTTTACATTTATTTTTTTCATGTTCTAATATCGAAGCAGATACAACTATAACTTTTGGTAATTTCCATTTATTTTCTTTTATATAATTGATAATATCGTATCCAGATATTACAGGCATTTTTAAATCTAATATAAGTATATCAAAAGATTTATCCATATTATGATGTTGTTTTAATAAATCTATAGTGTTTTGTCCAGTACTAGAACAAGTTATATTTTTATATCCGAAACATAATAGCATATTATTTAAAACGTCTATGTTATTTTTGTTATCATCTGTTATTAATATGTTACATGTTTTTTTAAATTCATGTGAAGGGGATGTTTGTTTACTGGTATTATCATCTAATGAAAAATCTTGTATACTTTTATGTAAAGTATCGTAAAGTATGCTAATATTAACAGGTTCAATTACGTTAAAATCACATTTTCTATTGTAATCAAACATCAAATTTTTTTTTTCTATATTAACAATTGTTATCAATGGATTATTTTTACTTATAAAATCTATTAAGTTTTGTTTGTTATTTTCGGGTAATGTTTTTATGATAACAATATTTATATTATATCTATTTGTATTGTTTATTATATGATATGCTTCTTTGTCGATAGAACAAGTTGTTGTGTTCATTAACATATCACGTAGCATATCATGTAACAGTATTCTCGATGAATAGTCTTCGTCAACAAGTAATACATTTATATTTTTTAATTTAGAATCTTTGAAATCTATTTTTAAGTTATCATAAGGTTTATATTTTATGTTTAATGTGAATGTAGAACCTTTTTTAGGTTCACTTTTGACAAGTAGATCTCCATTTAGAAGTAAAGATAATTGCTTACAAATAGCTAAACCTAGACCACATCCGTTTGAAGAATCAGATGGGTTTATTTGTGTAAAATGTTTAAATATTTCATTAATATGTTCTTTGGTTATACCAATTCCGTTGTCTGAAACAGTAATATATAACATATGTTCACTTGTATCACAACGAGCTAATATTTTTATTTTTCCATTTATATGTGTAAATTTTATAGCATTAGATATTAAATTAATAATTATCTGAGAAAGTTTTTGTTCGTCTGTTATAATATATGTGGGTATGTCTAACATTTCTATATCAATGGTCTGATTTTTATCTTTTATTTTTTGTGAAAACATATCTTGTATGGATGATAACTGCTTTTCGATTGAAAAGCAGTTATCATTTATTTTCATTTTACCGCAATTTAACCTAGAAATATCTAGGATATCATTTATTAGTCTTGTCAATTGTATAGAACATTCATTTAAAGATTTTAAATATTTTTTTTGTACATTACATAACTGTGTGTGTGATAATAATTGAATAAATCCTACTATTCCGTTTAAAGGTGTTCTTATTTCGTGACTCATATTAAGTAAGAATTTGTCGTTTTGTTCTTTATTATTTGTACATGATAATATATTGTCAGAATAAGACATTATAGTTTATTTTAATAAAATAATAAATTTTATTAAAATAAAATAAACCGTTTTTTAATATATTATAATATAAATATAAGATTACTTTTTTCCTTATATTAACCTTTCATGTTTATTTAAAATTTATCCGATATTTTTTTGAATAATTCGAACCATTGCCATATAACTTCTTTGTCATCAGCTGTTATTTTAGGAGATAACCATATAGTTTTAATCTTTGTAAATTGATTTGAAGAAAGTTTATAGAAAGGGTTATGTTCTAAAAAGAAATTTTCGTTTCTATTTTCAAACATAATTCTGTTTTGTTCAATTGCAAAATATTTCTTAAAACCTGTTAATAAAATACTCATATCAACGTGATTTTCTAAAAACAATTTCAACATAACAAGTTCCGGATCATCTGGAAATTGTGTTATCAATTCATCTACAAAACTCATTATATTACTTTTAAATACAAGTAAGATATCTGTTTGATTTTTATCCATGTTTATTATATAAATTACACATCTTTAACTAGTTTTTTTTTATAACATCAGATAACAAGTACTTTTCAATTCTAGCTCCCATATAACAACTTAATATAGTTACAGCTAAAGTTACACAACTGTTTGTAATTAAATATTTTATCATTTGTTAAGATAAAGACTTTATTTTTAAACTATAATAAATTGGCTATACACTTAAATTGTTTGTCTTCATATATAAGATCTACGATTTTTATATCAATATTGTCTGAAACATTATAGGAGTGTTTATCGTATGTAGATGACGGAACAATAGATTTTAAAACACCATGTGAAATTGAAAAAATTCCTTCTGGATATATGTTTAATATTTCTGCTTTTATTATGTCACCTATAACAGGTTTATATACACGAACATCGAATACAACTTTTATGCGAATATCTGAACTCGAGTTTTCTATAACGGAATCAATAATTTCATTTACAGATAATATATCTATAAAATAACCATTAATTTTATCACAAGTATTGGTCAGTGATTTATTTAAGTGTATTTTAATATTATCTTTTAAAGTATTACCCAGCCAAGAAGGATGTATTTTAACCCATTTTGTTAAACTTTTCGTTTGCATTTGTATACAGATTTATAATTATTATTTAAATTATAAATCATTTTTAAAATAACAACTAGTTCATTGTTTATTACGAAGACCTTTATACAATGTTCCTTTTATTTTATTAGTTTTTCTATATCTGTTATGTCTTTTAGTATAAAATATCTAGATGACATATCAAAATCATCTTTTCTTTTATAAAAGTCTTCAATATGTGTAATTGTTTTGTACCTATTTAAATATGTCGGTTGACGTTTTAAAGTATGCTGTAAGTAATATTGTAAATTTCTTCTTAAGTTGTATGAGTTTAATATTATTTTGTTGTCATTAAATAATGGATTATCTTTCGTTGATAATTTACTGCTTATTGTATTTGAATAGTTGTAGCTAGGTATCAATATTGTATTTTCTTTTATGAATTTCTCAATATTAATTTCTGGTTGTTTAGCCAATAACCATAAAGAATATTGCATTATACAATACGCGATTCTCTTACATTTTACATAATTCTCTAATTGATTATTCTGTAAAGGTATGGAAACAGCAGGATCAATCTTTTTCTCAAACACTTTATAACTCGATAAAAAAGGCAATCTAAATTCTATATTAGAGTAGTTTATTAGTATAAATTCAGACATTTCAAAATCTATATATTCATTTTTTTTCGACTTTATATTATAATCATTGGTAAAATCTGTTACTATTTGAAAGTCTTCTTTACTTAACTGTAAGGGTTTTATAGTATTAATATTTGTTATTTTTACCGGAAATGGTTGTAACGGAGATGTTTGTAGAGTTATATTTTTGGATGTACTTTTATGTTGTAAGTCTATTATTCTTGTTTTTCCATATGTATCAACTGATTGACTTAACAAAATCCAATTAGGATGAATATCAAAATCAATGTTGATACATTGTTCTTGTATTTTCTTTTCAAAAAACACGCAAATATCTTCCGTTTTGTCAAATATAAATTTAAAGTCTTTACCATCTACGTATGTTATCAAATTACATATATTAAACATACATTCATCTTGTTGTTCATATATAAAAATGTATCTAAGACCTTCTTTCTTTTTGATTCTTCTATAATAATTTTTTGTGTAATTCGGTTTTATAATTCCTTTATTATCTAATACAATTATAACTAGATTAAACAATTCTTCTAAAATAACAGAAAAATGTCTAGGATCTTTGTACCTATTTTCGTCGTTTATGTAATTTCGTATTTCTTCAACTGAATGATCGTATAATTCTTGTTTTGCAAGTTCTGGTGTATTATCCATAAAAGATAACACATCTGAATATCCAATATTTAAGGCTGTTGATATACATTTTATGAAA